AATTTTGTTAGAGGTATTTTATAAATATATAAATATGTTACAAAAAACTAGTAGTTTGATAAATTTTTTAATAATTCTATTCCAAGAGTTTTGTGTTTTCCTTTAAGTGGGATTTCAAAAACGTTATTACCTGGAAATTTATACGTTTTTTCGGGTAACATTAACTTTGTATGTCCAGTATCATCAATACCTAATAATGGGTATGGTACGTTTTTCATAGTTATAGAATTACTTTCAATCATTGTACATTTTTCAGGATGATCCCATTGTCCTCTATTATCAACAACACAATCTAATTTTTCCATTATATAGTCCCATTCTTTTTCTGATAAAGTTTTACCACCCTTTATATGATTTTTTAAAAGTGATTCAACACCTTTTTTATAACTTTCTTTAGATTCTTTTAGGTTAGCTGGTGTCCCTATTTTTTTATTTAATATATCAACAAATGTTTTTTGAATATCCTTTAATAGATCAACATATTTTCTATCGCCTTCTTGTTTTTTACCACTATATAAAAAATTAATACCTGATATATTTGTAATACATTTATGTCCTCCTGAATTAGCTTTTATAACATCTAACCCATTAACCGAAACTTTATCTAATAACATTCTTTGTTTTTCACTTAAACTTCTATATAGTCTAGATGATATATTAGATAAAATATCTCTTAAACTTCCATAATCCCCTTGTATTTTAAATGAAGGCGAGTTTCCATATATTGCCATCATATCTTTAAATGTAAACCCAACAGATCCATATTCCGTTCCCATTTCAGATAATCTTTTTAGGGTACCAAATGTTATTTTTTGTGAGGTTAATTCATTTTTAAAAACATCTAAAACCTCATCTTTTATCTCACCTAAATCAACACCCTTTAACGCTCTTTCTTTTTTGTATGGATTGCAAGAAGACTGAACCAACCCTTTAGGCCAAGCCATCACAATAAAATCAGCATCAGGATTATTTCTAAATGGTGTATACCTATCATAAGATCCCGACTTCACCATTGATCCTCCTCCGTATTGAACAATCACATTACCTTGTACATCAAGATTTTTATAATTTTTCATTTTAGAAACGTAGTCTTCTTGATTTTTTACTAAATCATCTATATTCGCATAACCTTTTTCTTTTATGATTTTTTTAATCAAATTTAATATACTCAAAAGTGATGGTTTTGCTTCTAAAACAAGTCGCTCTAAAAATTTTGGTTTGTTTTTAAATGCTAATAGTAGTTTGTTTGTTACAAGCCCCATTAACATTTTATTTCTTTTCAATGATTCATTTTTATCATATTTGAAGAGATAATTCATTACCATTTCCGGTGTTATGTCATTTACTGCAAAATTTGCAGAATCAACTGTTGATATTAGGTGTATGTCTTCTGATGTGAATATTTCTTTTGGTGATATACTTTGTGAAATTGTTTCAACGTTTGATCTTGACGATTTGAAGTTTGTTGCGGTGTCCTTTTCTACACCCGCTTGACTGTCGTGATGGTCTGTATGAATAACAAACATTGGTTTTCCGTGTGCAAAATCAACTAAAACTGGCATAACTTCACCACTACCTTCAGGTTTTTTTATTCCAAATTCTTTATCTCCGTATTGAATAATTTCAGCATCAACAACATTAATACCGTTTTGTTCAAGGTAGTTTTTCATTGCAATTGCCGTAGTAACCCCATCTAAATCTTGGTGAAAGTATATTTTAGCTTTCTTGTATCTTTTTGCCAGTAAATTAATGTCTCTAATTCCCGATTCTTTGATTAGTCTTTTCATACTAAATAAATATGAAACAAAACAAAAAAACCAACATTACTGTTGGTCTTCTTTAATATCTTCTAACTTTTTAAAGTATTCTACTCTTGTTTTCGCAATTTCGGTGTAGTTTGGTGATAGTTCTATTCCTAACCACCTTCGTCCGAGAACTTCAGCGGCAACTAAACTAGTACCACTTCCAGCAAATGGGTCCAATACTATATCATCTTTATATGATAATATCTTGATTGCCTTTGTTGGTATGTCCATTGAAAAGGTTGCTTTGGTTAGAGACTTAGTATCGGCAAAATAATTCCATTGACCAAAGACTAACTCCATAAATTCTTTCTTATCTTGTTCCTCGTATACCACTTTTTTCTTAAAAGTTCCGTCTTCTTGCTCTATCTCTGTAGGGACTCCTTTCCATTGTGGTTCACCTTTAACCTTTTTAATATGAACTTTTTTATATGCCAAAATAACACATTCCTTTGGGTTATAGATATAAGGACTGGATGGACTCATCCACGATCCCCATGCTGTGGTTTTACTACGATGAGGTGATTGTTCTTCTAAATCAACAATACCAAAGAATCCAAAACCGATTTCTTTCATTATTTGGTACATCTCCGAAACAAAGAATATTCTCCCACCCTTCTTTTGTCTGTTAATTTCGTAAGGGATGTTTAATGCAATTCTTCCATCATCTTTTAATACTTTATAAGCTTCAGTTAACCAATTTCTTGCAAACACAACATATTCTTGAAAATCAACGTCGTCATCATGCGTATCATAAGCAATACCAACACCATAGGGTGGTGAGGTCACGATTAGGTCAATACAACCTTCAGGTAATGTTTTCATGACCTCAACGCAGTCACCATTTATAATCTTGTTTGTTTCTATCATTTTTGTAATTTAATTTTATTATCTAACAAGTTTTGATTTATCAATAACATATCGGGACTTACTTTAATCATAAGTGCCATATTACTTTTAGACCTAATTGAGTTTATGTTTTCAAATGTGTCTATTTTAGATGCAAATCTTGTTATTGAAGTATAGGTACCTGTTTTTAACTTATCAATATCCTTATCACCAAACTTTCTAATATCATCTAAATAAAGTACTGGTGTCTTTCTAATTAAAGTTTTACCCTTGTAACATATCCAATCATAGTCGTACTCATTTGTTTGATATAACTTTGATACTGAACTTTTTAATGCTCTTTCTAATATTTCCACGTTTTTAAAATCACACTGAAGTCTTACAATATAGTTTTCATAATCTTCTGTGATAGTAACATTTGTGATACCTTCTTGTTCTTGTAATGTTTTTTTAAAAAAACTAATTTTTTGTTTTATTTCAGATATTTCAGGAACTTTTTCACCATATAAACTATCAAGAGCAAGTATTGCTGAGGTTTTGGTTTTACTTTGACTAAGGTTAATTGAATACTTAAAAGTTCCTGATCCGTCGGAGTTTAATTTTAAATCTTCAATTATTTCAATACAAGATGTTAATAACAATATTAACAAAAAATAAAAATATTTCATTTTTTATCTAATGTATTTATATGGTGTTGTAAATACCACAACGCCTTTTTTAGGTCCTCCAACTCCTTTTCTTTATTTTTTTTACCGGCTCTTGATATGTATTTAATAGTATTACCAAGTGAGAACCCTAAATCCCACGCATCAATTACCTTGATAGCTTCATATGTGTTATCTTCTCCCCCATAATGTTGTGGGTGATTTACTTGTTCATTACTCATAAATCCCAAGTTGGTTTAAATAATTTCTTACTTGTTTACCTAACTCCATGTCGTTAGGGTATTTTTTTACTAGTTCAATTATTACTTTTGAATCAACGTTGATTTCTTTTTTTTGAACTGATGGGTGTTTGTACCCAAACTCTTTTTCTTGTCTTAACTCGTTTAATGATCTTTGTTTTACTATCATGACTTTTTTATTTCAATAATATCAAACTAAATTTTATTTGTCAAATTTTTGTGTTTAATAATTTTTGATTGAATCATGTAGTTCATTATTTTCCTTTTTGCAATAGGAATTAATGTTTCTTTGAGTGGGTAATTATTATTGTGGTTAATAGTAAAAACAATCAATTTACTATGAACCTTTGGGTCCTGTAAATTTTTAATTAGTGGTTTTTTAACCTCTTTTAGTTTATCGTCAAAATCACCTTTTGGACATTCACATATTTTTTTTATGTGGCACTTAGTCTCCACACTATCTTTTTTTATTGGTTTTACAATAAACTCATAAAGGTATGTCTTATCATTATAATCTAAAAAGAATAATCCTTGTTTTGGGTCAATGTTTTTTGGGTTTTGTACTGGATCAATTGAAACGGTATCATTTACAATATCCCAAATTGCCTTTGCATGATTAAAGTAATCTGTTAGTTTTATTGATGAGTATTTACATATGTTGTATACA